GGTTTCCCTTCGCTGTTCGTGTCTGGATGTTGTAACACAGGGAAGCGTCTGGGTGGCGGATTCGACCTCGGAACCAATGAGGGAAACACAGTTAGTCCCGAGGTCTAGCGCGAAGAGGGTGATTTCTTCGGGCGATTTATGGTTTCGGCAAGGCTCGCCAGGCTGCTTCAAATGCTTCGGGGCTTTCCCATTCGTTGGAGATTTCGGCATGGAGCCAAACGCCACCGAACGAGCCTGCGTTGTCGGATTTGGTGAAAATTTTGGTGCCTTTTTCCCCTGGCCCGCGCGAGCATCTCCAGCCTCTGCCGTAGGCGGTTTTGTCTGTGTCGGGTTGTGCAGGGTTGCGGTAGGCGTAGTCATGCAGTTCGCATAACAGGAGCGATTCGGAGTTTTCAATGAGCCATGTCCATGCTTCTTTTGCAGCTGCTCTTCCTGCTCGAGTTGCGGAATAACCCATATCGACGGCATAGCCACTGGCATGAACACTTAGGTTCTTTGACCCGCGCATCGGACGGTTGACGTACATTCCTAGATTCGTAAATGCCCAACGCCGTTGACATAGATCAAAGAATTTCTTTGTGATTGGTGAGGTGGCTTTGCCATCCCACGAAGGGTAGAAGGGATATTTGCGAGCGGTCATGGTGCAGGCGGGTCTTTCGGACGATCCTTGAGGCCGTTACCCGCGAGCACCCCGAGAAGCCCGCCAGTTAACGTCGCAAGCATTGGCGACAAGACTGACCAGGCTGCATCGTCGTTAGGTGAGACTTCAAGCGGTTGAGTTACAAACAGTAAGCCGTAGAGAAGTGAGATGATTGACAGAACGAAGGCGAGCGTCAAGCCGATGGCTACGACAAAGATAAGTCGTGCTTTGATTTCTTCGTTGCTCATTCTGTTTTGGGGTTTCATGTGCATTTCCCTCCAGTGCCGTAGGCAGGTGCAATTGTTGTTGAGATTGTTTCGGTTACGCCGCGCAATGCTTTGTTTTTTGTTGGTGGGCAGTTGAGGCGTTCACGGTCTGCGCAAGCGGTGAGCGACCCCAAAAAGACCAATAGAATTAGGCTTTTTCTCATGTTGAAGGGCCGATATCCTCAATTTGGGCGAATCCCATTTTTGTTCCTGTCCCGTTCAAGGTCAAGTTTGATGCGTTGTTTGTTACTCGTGTTTTAATTGTTCCGCTTCCAGTCAATGTAAAAATGTAGTAATCGGTATATTGCATAAAACCGTTTTTAGAATCTACTTGCGGTGCCAATTTCAATACTGTATTGCTCCCGTCTGTGATGCTAAATGCTGCGTAACCACCCGAGCCAGCCCATTCGAGGTTGTAAATGTATGAATATTTGTAAAGTCTGCCTGCAACGCCTGTAAAGGTAAAAGTTGACGAAGTTACATCGACTATGGCAGCGCCTGATGCCACAGATTGTGCAGCGTTTATTTTTATCCATGCTCGTGATGAAGTACCACCAGAAGTTGCGTCTGTAACGCCCCAAGGAAGTGCGTTCATTTGTGCTGCCGTTAGGACTGCCCCTGAAACGAATGTTGTATTTGCTGTCATGTTGTGTCTCCTTTAGAAACTGAGAAGGTTGTTGTCGAGCGTTCCGAAGATTGCATCGTCAAGGGTCAGGTATTGGTTGCCGTCCGTACTTTCAAAAGTGTACGAAACAATATGAGACCCTGGAACGATTCGGTGTTCAATTCCTGAAGTGATCAGGGTCTGCGATTCTGTGAGCGGGGTTCCGGTGTTGTAGTCCTTTTGGACTGTCACGATTGACGTCAGGTCAATGGCAAAGATGGTTGCCCATTGTGCGGAAGTAAGAGCTGCAAGTTCGCATGAGACGCCTGTGAAGCGGACAACGGGGTTGCGGTATTTACCAAGAAGGTACGCGCCGAGACCGTTGACTTCTGAGGTCGTGGAGTTGAGCAGACTAAGAAGGTTGTAGTTCTGCGCCTGATACAGAGAAATTGACGTCGAATCTGAGTTTGTCTGCGCCGCTCCTGCGGGCGATTGAGTCACAATGTAGTTGTAGAGCAGTTCTGATCCGTACTGGTTAACCAGGCTCATGTACGGAATGCCTGTGCCGTCGGTCGTGAACGAGGCACCTGAGACGGGGTTAAGAACGCTCGACCTGCCCTTGAAGGTGAGGGTTCCATCGGCTGAGGTGTAGAGGTAGCCCTGCTCGGAGGTGTTGACTTGCTGTAGATAGTTGAGGACGTTTGTGTCCTGAGAGACCGCGTAAGCCCCGAGAGTAGACGACCCTGTACCGATAGACCTTGCGCCCTGATAGGCGACCTCTGGACGGTCTAGAACGGCGTCTACGCGCAACCCTGAAGTCTGTGCCGACGGGGTAAAGGCGTTGAGTTGCTGATTTGCCAGAGTTCCGAAGGTGTCAACGCATCGAGCGAACATTCTGCCCTGGTTGGCGTTCTGATAGTCCAAGTCCCAATCTTCGACGAACCCTGTGTAGATGGGGGTGCCGTTGGCGTAAATGATGATTGGCGAGCGAGGCAACACGAACGGGTAGTAAATCGAGGCCGTGTTCAGAGGGTCAAGGATGCGGGAGTTGTTGTTGAACACGACCTGTGCGGTTCCTGCGTTGAACTGGTCTAGTTGGCGGTTGCGTCCGCGCTTAATGTTGACTGACAGAACGAGCGAAGTGAGGTCTGCGTATGCGAGACCGCCGAGGGTGCCTGTGTTCAGTAGACCGTAGACGGCGTCGTTGAGTTGGAAGGGTTGACCGAATCCTGTAGTTGTCTGGAATCCGACAAGGACTTGGTATGTGGGGACGGTCATTACAGTCCCGATGCCGGAGCGAAGACAACGCCTGAGTTGCGTTGTGCTGCGAGGATGGCGTCGATGATGTCTTGACCGACTGTGGCGGGCGACGAGATGAGTCCTGCGTCGATGTTGAATGTGACGTTGCTGAAGTCAAGTCCTGCGAGACCTCCCGCCATTGCGTTGAATCCTGTGCCTGACGGCATTGCTGAAACAGGCGGTTCAGAGTTTTGCATTTTGCCTGGTGCAGCAGTTGCGATTGCAGGTGGTGCGCTGAAGACATCTGGGTTGGCGTCAATGATTGTTTTCTGTGATTCTTCAAAGGCTCGAGCACTTGTCAAGCCTCCTCCGCTGTCGCCTGATCCGCCAATTTTAGGCATTGCAAAACTTTTGCCACCGAGGAGAGGAACCCAATCTGGGATTTTGAACGCCAATTTGCCGACGGTGTTGTTCCAAACCGAAGCGATTGCGTCAAAGACAAATGTTGCTGCACCAAGTAACGCTTTAAAAAGCGGGATCGTGACGTTGTTGATATAAAACTTTATTGCGCCGAATATGCCGTCAACAATGGTGCGGAATGTTTCAAATTTCTTGTAGGCGATAACTGCTGCTGCTGCCACCAATCCGATACCGATTGCGATGGCGGTGATTGGGTTGATGCTCATTGCGATGTTGATTGCAACGACTGCTGCTGCGATGCTTGCAAGTGCGACGCCAATCACGGTAAAGAATTCAGGGTTGTCCTGCGCCCATTTCGCAAACTTGTTGACCAGGGGAAGTACGGCGTCGAGGACAGGAATCAGGGCTGCGCCGATTCCTTCTTTGAGTTCAGCGATGCCAATAGTGAATCGCGCAAGTTGACCTTCTGTGGTGTCTCCTGCTGCCTTGCCGAATCCGCCAAAGTTTTCAGTCAGTTTTTCTTGAATGGCTCCGAAATCTTTTGATTTAATAAGTCCCTGATCGAGTCCGAGTCCAAGTTTGCCGAGGGCGTTGGTGTTGCCGTCATAACCTTTTGCTAATGCTGCTGTGACAGTTTCGAGGCTTTTGCCTGATCCTTTTGAGATGTCAACAGCAAGCGCAAGGAGTTCCTGTGCCTTTGTGACGTCCCCTGTGCTTCGCGATAACCGAGCCATAGCCGGACGAAGTTCGTCGTCGGCGGTGTTGGTCGACAACATAAGAGTGTCGATGAATTGACCATTGGCTTTAATTGCTTGGTCTGTTGCGGTTGTTGATTTGCCGAGGGCGATGGCAAGGAGGTTGGCTGCTGCTTGGTCTTCAATGGCTGCTTTTGCACAGTCGAGAAGTCCAGCTGCTAATGCTGCGATGGCAATGCCTGCGGGGACGGCTGCCTTCTTAATTGCGAACTGTGCCTTTTCGCCGTTGGTTTCAAGGTTCTTGAATTCTTTGACTGCTTTGTCAATTCCTGCGCCGTTGAACTCTGTGATGATTGGGATTGCGATTGTCATTTGAGTTCTCTTTCGACGCGGGCTTTGACTTCATTTGTAGCGCGTAGAAGTTCACGTTCAATCTCTCCGCGCTTGCGAAACACGGCAGGCCCGAGAATGCGCGTATGGTTCGGACGCAACTGCCCAAGAGAATCACCCAGGCGGTTCTGATTGGCGCGTCCTGCTGCTTCAAAGACGGCTGCTGCGACATTGGTCTGGGTGATGTAGATCAGCGAAGTTGCTTCTCGAGAAGCATCCACTTTTAACTTGACTCCAGAAACTGCCTTTACCACCGAGAACGGGAATATCTTCTTGTTGGCTTGTTCCCATTTGCGAGCCATGCCGGACAAAGGAACCTTTGTGTAACTCTTTTGCACTTCCTGAATGGCAGGTTGCGCGATGCGGGTTGCGTCGGCGGTGAACTGCTTGCGGAGTCCAGGCT